AGCAGTCGTTAATCGACATTGCTGCAATGACGGACGAAAGAGGTCTTAAGATTGCTGCTAGAGGTGTAAAAATGATTGTTCCAAGTGAATTACAATTCACAGCTGAAAGACTGATGAAGTCTCAAGGCAGAACAGGAACAGCTGATAACGATGTGAATGCGATTGCATCTATGGGAATGGTTCCTCAAGGTTACAGAGTGAATAACTTTTTAACTGACACGGATGCGTTCTACATCATTACAGATGTACCAAATGGTATGAAGTATTTCGAAAGAGCACCTATCACAACTAAAATGGAAGGTGACTTCGATACTGGAAACGTAAGATACAAAGCTAGAGAAAGATACGTATTTGGCGTATCAGACCCTAGAGGTATTTTCGGCGTAGAAGGTGCGTAATACTTACTAAATTAAAATTAAAAGGGGGCTTCATAGCCCCCTTTTTTTATGCTAAAGAAGAAAGGCAACTATGAAAAACTTCCGTGTACAGATCAGAGCATATGGCTACTATGCAGACTTTGAGATTATCTCAGAGGATGAAGATAAAGCTTTCGAAAATGCACTAGTTGACAAGCTAGGAAAAAATGATATAAAATGGGAGAAAGATGGATTTATAGACCATCGTAAACTATGGCTAACTTACGAGGAGATCATAGATGCAAACTCAGATAAGAGACCTTTACAAAGCGAAGAGAGGTCTGGAGACAGAATGGGCGGTGCAACAGCGTGATAACCAAAGATATACTTTGGACATGGTTAGAATTGACAACAAAATTAGAGAAGTTGTTAATGCTATTAAGATAGAAGAAGCTAAGATAGCGAATCTAACTAATAAGATAGAAGACGCTGCACCCGAAGTTTCAGTAGCTACTTAGTAAAAAGCTACATCGCTGAAAACGTACTTTCACTACGCAATCTCTTGCACTCTATTATAATCTGCTATATAAAATACTCACTATACATTTTAAAGATCATAGACGCGTATAGTCGACGGCCTAGAGACTATGATCGGTAAACTAGGAGGATATAAATATGGCACAAACTACGTTTTCAGGACCGGTAAAATCTTTAAGAGGATTTGTTACTGCAGGACCTGATTCGATTGTTAACATCACAGCAGAAACTACTTTAACTTTCGCTGCTCACGCAGGTAAAGTTATCAAAGTAAATGATGCAGATGGAGCAATCACACTTCCAACAATTAAAGCAGATAGTAAAGGTGGCACTGCTGGAGACAATGACCCTAATGCACTTAACCATTTAGGTGCTGTCTACAAATTTTTTGTAGGCACAGATTGTTCGGACTGCGATATTAAAACAGACGGAACTGACAAATTTGTTGGTCACGCAACTGTTGTTAACGTAGCAGACGGAACAAACAGTTCATTCGTACCAGCATCAGCTAATGATGTTATCAGCATGAATGGTGGAACTACAGGTGGCGACAAAGGTAGTACAGTTACTATCACGGCACTTGAAGATAATGTATATTTAGTAGAAGCTGTGTTAATCGGTACAGGTACCGAAGCAACACCTTTTGCAAATAGTTAATAGATAAGTGGGTGGGAAACTTTAAGACTTTTTGATCTTAATACCCACCCGCCCTAATAAGGAGATAAAAAATGGCAACATCAGACCAACAGTTTTCTTGTAGAACTTCTGACGGTAGATTTGGTAGAGCAACAGACGCAACAGATGCTTTTATAGCATCAGCAAGAGTAACTTACATTCAAGCTGAAGGCGTTGCGAACAGTAATGTTAAAATCTACGATGGAACAGATGCAACTGGGGCTTTAGTATTCGAAGGTAATTGCGGAACTGAAGGATTAGACATCTACGTTCCTGGAAGCGGTATAAGATGTAGAACTGGTATATATTTAGATTTAACGAATACAACATCAGTTACTATTGGCTACACAGGCTAGGAGGTTAAATGGCTAACACTACCTCAGGTACAACAGTATTTGATAAAAATTTTTCTATCGATGAAATCATAGAAGATGCATACGAAAGAATTGGGCTTCAGGGAGTATCTGGATATCAATTAAAAACTGCTAGACGTTCTTTAAATATTATGTTTCAAGAATGGGCTAATAGAGGTTTGCATTATTGGGAGGTTGGTAATAACGATATTACCTTAGTTAACAACCAAGCTGTTTACACCATTTTTAGATCAACGGGTGATGGTACATCTGATGCTACAGCTATTTATGGTGTTGATGATATCCTAGAAGCTGTTTACAGAAACTCTTCAAGTGTTGACTCACCGCTTACAAAAATTAATAGATCTACATACCAAGCTTTATCTAATAAGACAGCTACAGGCACACCATCACAATACTTTGTACAAAGATTTATAGATAAGATTACAATTACTTTGTATTTAACACCAGGTTCTTCAGAGGCTGGTAATAAATTAAATTTTTATTTTGTAAAAAGAATACAAGACGTTGGTGATTATACGAATGCAACTGATGTGCCTTATCGTTTTGCACCTTGCATGGTTTCAGGTTTAGCCTTTTATCTAGCACAAAAATATGCTCCACAAAGAGCACAAGAAATGAAATTATATTATGAAGATGAATTAAATAGAGCATTAACTGAAGATGGTTCATCTACAAGCACGCATATCACTCCTAAAACATACTATCCGGAGGCAGGTTAATGGGTAGATTTGCATCAGGTAAATACGCAAAAGCAATATCAGACAGATCTGGATTAGAGTTTCCATATACAGAAATGGTTAAAGAATGGAACGGATCTTTTGTGCATATATCTGAGTATGAAGAAAAACAACCACAGCTTCAACCCAGAGCAAAATCAGCTGACCCTCAAGGTTTAAATAGAGCTAGACCAGATAGAACAGAACCAGCAACACCTAATTTATTACCCGGCAATCCATTTAGTTTAACTTCAGGATCAGCAAATGTGACTGTAACAGAGCCTAATCACGGTAGATCTAATAGTGATACCGTTAGATTTAGAAATGTTGATGGAAGTCCTGGTGGATTAGCATATACTGTATTTGAAAATGCGTTAGGATTGAGTATAAGTAGTGTAACAACAAATACTTATGTATTTGGCGCTGGATCAAATGCAACGGTAACAGAAGAAGCAGGAGGAATGACAGTAACAGCAGGACCAGTTACTCAGCAAGCATAATGGCAGGAATTAGTTATACCACTTTAGTTACACAAATTAGAAATTACACAGAAGTAGATTCAAATGTTTTATCTACAGATCAATTAGAGAATATTATTTTAAACGCGCAATATAGAATTATGCGTGACATTCCTATTGATGCAGACAGAAAACAACAATCAGGAAATTTAGTTACAGGACAAGAAAGCATAAATGCTCCTGGAGGATCACTATTTATTAGAGGTATTCAAGTTTACGATTCTACGAGTGCAACAACAGGTGCAAATACTTGGTTAGAAAAGAAAGATGTTACTTATTTACAAGAATATGTTTCGTCAACAGAGTCTGCAAAAAGAGCTAAACCAAAATACTATGCTTCTTTTGGTGGTGCCACAGGAGATGGTGATACTAATTCTGGACGTATATTTTTATCTCCAACACCAGACAGCACCTACAAATTTAGAGTACACTACAATAAGATGCCAGCTACTTTAGCCTCTGATAATACATCAAACTATATTAGTTTAAACTTCCCGAATGGCTTATTATACTGCTGTTTAGCAGAGACTTATGGCTTTTTAAAAGGTCCAGCAGATATGTTGACACTTTATGAAAACAAGTATAAACAAGAGGTACAGAAGTTCGGTGGAGAACAAATCGGTAGAAGACGTAGAGATGATTATACCGATGGTACAGTAAGAATACCGGTTAATTCACCAACACCATAAGGAGATAAAAAATGGCAAACACATCAGCGATATGTTCAAGTTTTAAACAAGAACTTTTACAAGGTAAGCACAGCTTTGAATCATCAGGCGGTCATACTTTTAAAGTTGCATTGTTTGATAGTGACGCTACGTTAGGGGCTTCAACTACAGACTACTCAACGTCTGAAGAAATCACTAATACTTCTGGAACTGCATACACAGCAGGAGGAGCTACATTAACGAACGCAGGCGT